CCATAGACATTACCTTATCGGGTGATGGTGGTTGTGATACTTACAACCAAGCGATTAGTGATTTATATTTCAAAGAAATTACAACGGGTTCAACTTGGGCTGGTTTCAAAATGTATATGGACGAAACGGAAGTTATACAGAAGGGTTATGGATTTGAAGATGATGGATTTAGTGGTTTAACCTTCTACAACTTCCGTCCAGGTTTTATTCCTGCGTTATGGTCTGTTGATTATATCCAACACAATACCGATGGAACGACTGAAAGTGGAACGACCGCTTGGTCTGTTGATGTGAATAATCCAGTAAATAGACAAATCGCAACTATTAGTGGTAATAGTGAAGCGTCATATTCGTTTAGTAGAACACAATACACGGGTTCAACTTTCCAAGAAGCGTGTAATAATTACTACGCAGCTGATGGTGTTAATTTACATAGAATATATTACACTTATTCTAATCCATTAGAATACTGGTGGCAGCAGATTACGGGCACCACTTCAACTTATTCTTTAACAGAATGTATCCAAACACCAAACGATACGGACTTCTTCATCGCAGCAAATAGAGGACTTGGTGTAATTGCGATTGCTTCGGCTAATACTACTGGTGATTTAGTATATGTGGATAATTGTATTCCACCTACACCAACACCTACACCGACTTCTTCAATCACACCAACACCAACTATTACACCAACGAATACGGCAACACCAACACCTACACAAACAATCACACCTACGACTACGAATACACCAACGCCAACAATAACCCCGACACAAACGGGGACACCTACACCTACACCGACAATTACCCCTTCACCTTCACCAGTTATGTATAATATATTAGCTGAAAATGGTGATGATTTATTGACGGAAGGTGGGGACAATTTAATAAAAGAACAATTAACATAAAAAATTAAACAATTATGGCATCAACAAAGATTAGTCAATTACCAACGGCGAACGAATTATGGAACTTAAACGAATTGGTTGCCGTAGTTAATTCTGGTAATACAACAACAAGTAAAAGGACTTACGGGTCTTTATTTTCAAATCATAGTGGAGGAACATACACAATCACCGCAGCAGACCAAACTTGGGCGGTAATTGCTTCTTCATCATCATCACCACAAACACATATTCGTATTGGTAATATAAATAACGCAGCAGTAATTTCATCAAGGGGTGCTAATATCACTTCGGGTCAAATGAATACGATTATTGGTTGCGAGCAAAATAACGACAGCGACCAACCTACCATCAACGGAGGTCAATACAATACCTTAATCGGCTCCAAAGGTGGAGTATCTACAAGTGGTAGTTATGGTATTATTATGGCTTCGGTGGGTTCAAATATTCAAGGTGGAGAATTGAATATGATTGCCGCAGCACAAGGGGCTACATTAGGTAGTAATTCTTATAAGTGTGGTTTGATTGGTGTGGAAAGTTCGCAATTTAACGGGCCTAGATTTTCATTTGCGGGTGGTGGATATTCACTTAATACAAACAACGATAGTGGAAACGACCACTTTGCTGGAGCATTTAATGGTTTAACTTTTGACGGAACAAATAAAGGTGGTTCATTATACAAAGTAGCAGGATTAGCAGTTCAATCGGGGACAATAGAACACGATATTTCTGCGTTGATTGCGGCATCGGGTAGAACAACACAATACGACCAAACATTACATACAGACAACATACACACTTATTTAGGTAGTTCTACCGAATGGAGAGATGGTGGTGCCGTAAGTGGAGCAATAAATGTAGATTTATCAACGGGTAGTTTATTCAGTTTCAGTATAACTGGTAATCTTACATCGGTTCAATTAAATAATGCTAGAATGGGTGGAGAATACGAGTTTTTCGTTTCCAATACGGGTTCATATACAATTACAACGATGAACTTGGACGGAAACGCTAATACAATTTATTCCGCTTCGGGTAGTTTGAACCCTACAAATAATGGATATAGCTATTATAGATTAAGAATTATTGATAATGGTTTGGGTGGTAAAAATGGTATTTTGAAAGAGTTTTTGAACTATCAAACCATTTAAGATAGGTGAAAAATAAAAAGATTTATATTTAATAATATGGAAGACAAATTAAAAGGTTTAAGGTTATTTGAGTTCGGGGAACCAGCTTACATACCTTCGTTTGAGGAAAAGATTACACAAAAACCTTATGTGTTGTTTGGTGAAAACAATTTACAACCACAACATAGTATAGATATGTTTAATTTCAGTTCAATCAACAGAGCGTGTCTAAACGCTGTTATATCGGGTATTATCGGTAAAGATTTATTGGTTGATGGTAAGGAAGGTTTTATGATGGTTAATTCAACAGAAACTTTGTATGATGTCTTCAAAAAATGTAGTGTAGATTTCGCAGTCCATAACGGGATTACGATTAACACAATCAAAAGAAAAGATGGTGAAGGTATTAGTGATTTTTACCATATAGATTTCAGTAAGATTAGAAGTGGAAAAGTAGATGATTTTGATTATGTGAAAGAATACTATTATTCGGCTGATTGGACGAATTATTCTAAATACAAACCTATTGAAATACCAGCATTTAACTTGCGTGGTGAAGGTGATAGTCAAGTATATTATTCTTTCCCTTACCAACCAAATCAAAAATACTACCCATTACCTTCTTGGATTGGTGGTAGAATACCAGTTCAAATAGATATTGAAATTATGAACCTGGAACTTAACAATATTCAAAATGGCTACTTTCCGTCCTTGGCAATATCACTTAATAATGGTGTTCCAAATGACGAAGAAAGAGATATGATTTATCGCCATTTAGAAGACAAATATAGTTCATCAAATAATGCTGGTAAAATGTTCCTTAATTTTAGTGATAGTAAGGAAAACGAACCAACATTTACAACGATTACCCCGAACAATAATGCTGACCTTTTCAATTCGTTAAATGAAATCGTCCAACAGAAAATCTTAACATCACACGGGATTACAAAACCCGACTTGTTGGGTATTAAAACGGCAGGTCAGTTAGGAACGAAACAAGAAATTATTGAAGGTTATACACACTTCTTAAAGTCAGTAATTGCTCCAAAACAACAATACCTTATCCGTGAGTTTGAAAAGTTATTGTTTTACAAGACGGGTAAAATCCATAAAATAGAAATAGTCCAAAATGAACTATTTGAAGGGGAAACTGAAATTGTCCCTGGTGTTAAAGAAGAAGTAGGGTTATGAGTTTAGGGGTGCTATTAGTTTCGGCGGAAAAAGTTAAGAGTTTTTCAAATGTTAATTCCAATTTGGACGAACAACTTTTATTACCAAACATACAGATAAGTCAAGAAATTGGACTTCACAATATATTAGGAACGCAGTTTTACGAACATATCTTAACGGCTTCACAAGCGGGAACATTAACTTCTGCTGAAACAACACTATTGGAAGATTACATAGCACCATATCTTTTGTGGCGAGCAGTTTATGAAGCAATCCCCGAAATGTATATGCGTATGATGAATAAGGGTATTAGTATCGGTGAAAGTCCAAATGCGAAAGCAGTTGATAGGGGTGATATGTCTTATTTAAGAAACATACATCAAAGTAGATACGAGTGGTATAGCCAAAGGCTCCAAGATTATTTACAGCCGAGAAATGAAGATTTCCCATTATATTTCCAATACAATTCTAACGATGGTGGAATACCGAAATCTTCTGTTAATTATTTTGGTGGGATACACATAACGAATGGGCCTAGAAAACCTTTTAGATATTGGAATAGTAATTTACCAATTTACATAGACCCGACTGGACCGAATTGTTGTGGTTAAAATATGGAAACGAAAGAGTTAATGGGTAATACTTTAACGATAAGTGGAGCATTCGCTTATCTAATGGAAATACAAACTGAATTAACAATTATGTTAATTCTTACTGGATTGTTAATAAATATTATTAGAATATACGACCGATTTAAGAAAGGTAAAAAAGTAGATGGGTAAGATAGATAAGTTTTTAGGTAAGTGGGCTAGTAGAAAACTACTGGTATTTTTTATTGCGACTTTATTGGCTTTTGCCGCTAAAATAACTTCGGCTGATTGGACTTATATTGCTGTCGCATATATTGGTTCGCAAGCAGCGGTAGATTTAATGAGTAAATATAGAAGATAATGCCAATACCAAAGCCAAAATCCAACGAGAATAAGACACAATTTGTAAGTCGTTGTATCAGTCAAATAACGGGTGAATACGGGAAGGACAAGTCCATAGCGATATGTATTACCACTTGGGACGAAGAAAAGTTCGCCAAGTATCTTTGGAACAAGTGTATCCAAGACCAAATGGATAGGGGTTATTCGGTTAAGACGGCTGAAAGAATATGTGGTTGGATTAAGAAAAATAAGTAAGATGCTCCCATTTGTCTTACTATAATTAAAAGGTCGTTTCTAACGACCTTTTTTTATTATTTGAATACAATACCATACTTGTCTTCAATTCGTTTGTTAAATTGTTTATAAACGGGATTGTCGGGGTTGTATAGTTCAAAGCCAAGGTTGGTTAGTATTTCTTCTGCTGGTATTCTAAACTTTTCATCGGCATCTTTCAAATCATTTACACGACCATACTTATACTTGCTACGGCATACTTTACAAGTGGCGTCCATACCATCGGGGGAAGCTGACCTTTTATGGTAATCATCAAAGGGTTTGTTGATATTACACTTATTACATTTTTTCTTTTTCATATACATTAAAATAATAGATTTTTTATATTGTATAAATAGATAGGGGTTGGTTTTTTTAGTATGTCGTAAGGTTTCATTATTAAGTTTTTTTTTTTAATACCTTCCCCTATCTTTTTTTCTTATGATTACAAGATACGAATATTACTACCGAAAAGGTAAAATAAAGACGACTAATAGATTTATTAGTGTCGTCCCGAACCTTGTATCCATTTGGGTAGATAAAGTCCGTCAGCATCCTTATTTCAACGATTTTGATTGTTATTTGTTTGGTAGTTTATTATACCAAGACAAGTCGGGTGATATGGATATATTCTTTACGGGTGAATACTTACCCGAACTACTGGTGGATTTGATGGACTTTGCTTTACAGACCGCATTTGATATGAAGATTAAAGCGGACATTATGTATATCCCCGATTTCAGTTATTTAGAATACCCACCCCATTTTACAAGTGAAAAGTTATTTGATGTCTATACGACTTACGACCACGAAATAATGATTGAAAAAGGTAAGTTGGTATTGTTCCGTGATTATGGTGCCAGAATGAAAGATGGATTGTTCCGTTCAACCCACCAACAATACCACAAGAAGTCAGTTGATAGGGGTGTTAAGAACGGACAACGATATAAAAAACTGAACTAGTCTAGATTTTTTATAGACAAACTTTATATTGTATAATATAACTGAACTAAAAGTTATTCCAAAGGGGCACCGATACTTCTTGTCTCAAAAATAGTCGTTTGTTTTATTTCAATTTTTTTTTCGGTGTTCCCTTTATTTTTTTCCATTTCATCATATTTATTGTTGTAAGAGTGGTAAAAGGACTTTGACGACTATATGTCCTCCACGACAAGAAGTAAGTATTATTCAACTTAATTCTTCCGTTAAATCACGCCAGCTCCTTCTGGGGACTTGTGAGCGTTGTGAGCCTCAAAAGAAGTATCTTTAAGGTCGGGTCTAAACCTAGATGATTGTAAGACTAGCGCATCTAGCACTAGCAGCATCTAGAAGGGGACTTGACTTTTGACCTTAAAGAAGAAAAGAAGTTTCACTTCTTGGAA